TTATTTAAGCTTCTGAATCTCGGATTTCAGCCGCTGGATGTCATCTTGGATGTACACATCGGAGGTCACGGCGAAATCCGTATGACCCATAGTGCGTTTGATCGCGTCGTTATCCACGCCTGCAGTTTTTGCTCGGGTTGCGAATGTGTAGCGGGTGCAATGGGGATGGAGCTGCCGGCCTTCCCTGGTGATCCCCAGACGCTGGAGAGTGTTCTTCCAGTCCCGTCGGGCAAAGTTGTTCCGCACCAGATTCCCGGTGTATCCGGACAGCAGCAGGGGGCCGGTAGCCCTGGCTGCAAAATACTCTACATAGGGCCGGATCTTTGGGTGGATCACCACCACTCGGCCGCGGCCGGCAGCTGTCTTTTCGCCGCCGTACATGACATCCAGATCAAGGTCCACTTGGTCCCTGCGCTTTTGGAGCAGCTCATTGATCCGGTAGCCGGTATAGATCAGGATCAGGATAATCATGGAGGTTTCATCCCCGACGTCCGCGTCGGCACGGAGACGGAGGATCTCGGCCTCCGTGAAGGTATCCCGCTGCACCGGCTCCTGCCGGGGCAGGACCAGAAAGTCCGCATAGTTGCGGTCCAGGATGTCCTTGCGCATGGCATATTGGCAGAGCTGGCTGTATAGCGTCTGGATTTTTTTGACTGTGGAGCGGCTGCGGCCTTTCGCCACATCAGCATCAACGATCTTCTGGACATCCTCCGTCCGTAGTGTGCGCATTTTTCGGGACGCCAGAGGCTCCAGCTTGGACCAGGCCAGATCGTATGCTAGACAAGCGTCCTCCTTCAGCCGGGGATAGTGCTGGGCTTTCCAAAGTGTGAAAATCTCCTGAAGGGTCAGGTCAATGGCATCGCCGATAGGCTTACCTGCCAGCTTTTCGAGGGCTTCCTGGGCGGCCGTTTTCGTGGCATAACGGCCCAAAATCTTCCCGCCCTTTGCCATGACCCAGGGGCGTGTCCGGCGCTTGTCTGTGAGTTTGTAGACACTGCCGGAGCCATTTGGGCGCTTTCTGGGCCGTGGCTCCAGCCGGTGGATCACTCGGCCACAATAACAGCAGATATTTGAGTCGTCCGGGATCTCCCTGCGGCATTTTGGACAGAGCATAGAGAAACCTCCTAATAGAGATAAAGCCGCTCCTACCGGAGCGGCTCTTCTTTTTACCTTGCCGCCAAGGCTACGAGGGCGCACTTGGACTGCGCAGGTTGTCGGACGCCGGGCCACCGCGGGACTCTTGTGGCATTTTAAGGCCGTTTGAGAAGAATGTAAAATAACCACTAGATGTTGCGGTGGATACAGTTGCACAACTTGGCGAAATATGGTAAGATATACCCAGGCGTTGCGATATACGGTAGGCGGTTGGCTCCTCCATCCCAGGAGGGGACTTCTTGCCCCCTCCGGAGAGAGGGGGTGGTGCTTATGCTTACATACTCAGAACTGTTTCAGTTCTGTCTTGTGATCATTGGTATCATTGGCCTGTTTCTACAGGCAAAAAAGAAGTAACCGCCCATAGCTCCCCAGCCAGGCGGTTACTCTTTGAGTAAATTGCTATAGGGGCAGACCGCTTATCGGCAACGCCCTTTTCTATTCTCAGTATAACCGCGGTATTGGGAACTGTCAAGAAGTAAAGGTAACAAAAAGTCACGAAATGTACCGGAATGGAAGGAAGTGTGTCTGGGTAGGCATACTTCCTTTTGCCGCCCCTGATGGGGCGGCCTTTTTACTGCGCCTTCTTCAGGGCGTTGATCTCCTTGGTGTGGCGCTTGAGGAGTTCGTGGTGGAGATCAAGCTCCTCCTGCATCTTGTCCATCAGGTCCGGATCGGGGAGGGCCTTGAGCTTTTCGTTGGCGGCGGCGAGGCCGTCGGCCAGGAGGTTGAACTTCGGGTGGATGTCAGCCTCCAATAATACCTTGACCTCATTGATAATTTCTTGTTTCTGCTGGGCCATCAGCTGGGCGAGGGCCTGCAGGTCTTTTTCGTCTAACATAGATTATTCTCCTTCGCTGGCGCTCTCTTCGAGAATCGCTTGAATTTCCTCATCTGTGAACCCTGCATTGCTCAAATAAGCCATACGCTCCGATACAGCCAAATAGACCTGCGGTGTGAGAGCCTCGATAGAGTCCTGTGCATCGCTAAGATCTGATATCTCGTTGTCATCAATATATTTCATGAGAGAGTCAGCCGCCCCCCAGAGCAGCACGGTATATCCGCTGACAGCATCCTTGTAGGCATCTGCTGATTCGTCCACGACCTCATCCAAGTGATTGTCGAACTGGATCATATACTGTTTAACATCTTCGCAGGTATTATATACGTCTAGTATAGTAGCACTTCCATCGCCCAGACCATTGAGGGCATCTTGGAAAATGCCGAGGTATCGCTCCGCCATTTCGAGGGTCGTATAGATCATCAGGTCGTTGCTCTCAGCGGTTTCCTTTGATGGGGCGGGCGTCTGTGCGGCATCGTTGGTGCTGTCTTCCAAATCATCCCCCATGGACCCAATGGCGCCGAGAACTAGGAGGATGATAAGCACATACCACCAGTGGAATTTCTTCTTCTTTTTCGGCTGCGGAGGCGTCTCGGCATTTCCTGGGGCTGGCGTCCCGCAGTTGGGGCAGAAATTTCCAGCATAATCCTGCCCGCATTTTGAACACTTCATTTCCCAATCTCCCTCTCTCGCGTGTCCGATTCGGACACGTTTTATTTTTATCCGCGCTAGCGGGGTATCACTTGTTGATCTCCGGATTGTCCGTCCGGCCCAGCAGGTAGTCCACGGAGCAGTCCAGGTAGTCGGCGATCTTAGCAAAGTTCAGAGTGAGAATATCCGTACCTCTGCTGATCTTATTCACAGTGTTCACACCTAACTCACAAGCCGCCAAAACGTCTTTTAAGGGTTTACCCTGCTGTTTTGCTCTGCCTTTGATTCTTTGAGCAATCTCTTGTGAATTGTACACGGGAATCACCACCTGCTGTTGTACATACTAACAAAATAACCTTATTAGGTTATTTTTGGATTGACAATAACCTAAATAGGTGATAATAATATAACCGTAGGTTAAACAACTACAAGTTAAGACAAGGCCAACGGGGGCGTTCAAGCATACATCTCCGCGGCCAAGTTGCCGTGCGTATACCAGCAGACCGCCTTGCGCATGAGGTCCTCAGTCACACAGAAATGCTCCGACAGGGCGGGGATATCCTCGCAGCCCTCAACCACGGCTTCATCCAGATCCTCCACTGGGATCAGGTGCTGGATGGCCCACTTGTCGGCCCGGTTCTCGTGACGCTGGCGCACATCCAGCGCCGCGTACTGGTTATAAAAGCTGCCGGTCTCACAGTGGCCCAGCTCATGGGCCAGGCAGACCGTCTCCTGCGCCAGGGATCCCAGCTTCCAAGGGTCCAAGGCAATGGCATACCGATCTCCCAGCGGGACCGACAGGGACGTGGCCCGCCGCATGGGAATCCAGTCCACATCGATATTCCGCCGCTCCGCATAAGCATATAGATCTAGCGGATGATTGGTCATTTCTTTTTGCGCCTCCGCTGGTCCAGCTTGTACTGGATGTAGTCCTTTGCATCCTCCCATAGCTCGTCCATCTCGGCCGGAGTCAAATCTTGGCCTCCCTCAAAAAAAGCGGCCTTGATAGTGTCCTCGCTGACCGTGTCCGAATCGGACACGACAGGCCGTGGGCCCCGCTTTTGGGGACCTTCTCCGGTGAGGAGATATTCTGTGGTGGTTCCCAGGGCCTCGGCGATCTGGGGCAAGTATTTCGTGTAGGATTTTGCCCGGCGTGTGCGCCATGCGCTGACTGTTTTGTCATTGACCCTAAGGGCGGAGGCAAACTCCTTTTGCTCTTTGAATTTTTCGCCCACCAACTCAAAAATGCGGTCAACGGCATCCATGGGTATCACCTCAAATCTGCATAATCTTGAAATCAAAGATTGTGAAAAATGACGGTCTTTGTGAAACTACGAAATTTAGATTGACAATCTAAAAAACGTAGATTATACTACAACCAGAAGTTGACAATCAGAAGTTGATAAGAAGGGAGGAAGCAAACCATGAACCCTGTGAAGATGATCTACGTCTGCGATCCAGCCAAGGCGAAAACCTGCCGAAAATCTGTTTGCAGGCAAAATCCCTATTCCGCTGATCCCGTGTGTGAATGGACAGGCAACCCGGAATGGGCAAAAACAGACGCCGCGGGGAACCCCATCATCGACTGGGAAAACACGCTCTTTCTTCTCAAGCAGGACATCGTGCGAGATGTCCCGGCGGCGGTGCCTTACAAGTATATAGCAGTCATTCAACGGGTGAAGCTGCTAACCATGGCTTCTTTGACAATCAATGGGCTCATGGTCTTACTATCTGTGCTCAAATGCCTAAGCCTGACAGGATAAGGGCTCCACAAACAGCGACGAGCAGGCCGGATGCAAAACCAATAATCCGCTCCTTCCACTTTTCCTGTGATGTGAGCCGACGGATTTCCTTGTAATGCAGACCTTCGTGCGTCAAATAGAACCCTATGGGGACGGGGCCAGAGGAACTATTAAGGCAGTAGTATTCAGCAAGGTCGTTTTTTACCATATATTCCACGGCCCGGATAAATTCTTCTGGGGATGTCCTAATGGCCTGAGAAATATCATTGAAGGAAATTTTGTTGTGATCGTTCCATTCGGGAGAAAGGGACACCGTGCAATCTGCCCCATGCGGAACCAAGTAGACAAGGATTTTTTCAATCGTTGCATCGTATCGTGCCATCTGTAGATTTCCTTTAATGTTCAACTAATGGTTACATAATAGCACAAATAGCGCACGATTTCAAGAGAGGAGGTGAGCGGATGCAGCTGAGGAAACTGCGGGAGGCCGCAGGCCTGACCCAGCGGGAACTAGGCAATCGGATCGGTGTTTCCGGGCAGGCGGTGGCCCAGTGGGAGACCGGCGTCAAACGGCCCAGCGTGGAGAACCTGACAAAACTGGCGGACGTGCTGGAGACCAGCACCGACGCCATCCTGGGGCGGAATACTGCCTAAAATTTTGGAAGGAGCGATTGCATGTACATACCAACTATGACATTGTGTGAGCTGGTGGAGCGGCTGCGTTCCCTGGGCGTGCCCACCAGCAACACCAAGGCGGCTGCCATGATCGAGGCGGGACAGTACCCCTTCGCCAGCTGTGTGCGGCTGAAGGAGGACGGGGAGCGGGTCTTTGAGATTTCGAAGGTACTCTTTGACAAGTGGGTGGCAGAGCGCGTCGTGCTGCAGCCTGGAGACCCCGGGTATCAGGTCCCCCTGGAGCTCTGCCCCCAACATACCACACAGGAGGCGAGCTGACCATGGCGGATCGATACCCATCTATCTACCAGAGGGCACGAAAAGATGCCTGTCTGACCCAGGAACAGGCCGCGGAGCTGTTGAGCGTGTCGGTGGAAACTGTCAAGGCATGGGAGCAGAGACAACGGGTGCCCAGACCGGAGGACGTGGAGCGGATGCAAGCCGCCTATGGCACGCCCTGGCTGGGGCTGGAGTACACCCGGGCTACCTGCGGACAGCTGGGGGTGCTGCCGGAGCTGCGGCTTCAGGGACTGCCCACGGCGGTGCTGCGGCTGATCAACCGGGCCACGGCGCTGGCGGATGACTACCGGCGGCTGATGCTGATCGCCGAGGATGGCATCATTGATGAGATAGAGGCGCCGGAGTTTGACCGGATCGCCCAGAGCATTCAGGACGTGATTGCCGCTGGGTATGAGGTGCTCTATGCGGAGGCGCCTCCGGGCATAAAAAAAGCCCGCCCTGTGGCTGGCACCACAGAGCGGACGGTTCAGGGCTTTGCAGCCGAGAACGATTGCAAGATTATTGTATCACATTCCGGCCGGATTGCAAGCCCCAGTTTTACCGGGGAGGGGGTGACCCGCCCATGATGATCTGGGGGCTTGTGCTGATCGGCATTTGTACGCTCACCAGCGGACTGTTCCGGCTGGTGGATCGGATTGAAGGGAGGCGGTGAGGATGGACGTGACACCGGAGCGGGCGGAAGTCGCCTTGGAGGTCCTGCGGATCGGGATGGACCGGGTTATCCGGGAAAAATTTAGCGAGGATCGCTGCCGTTATGCGTATGGGCAGTACACGGGGGCGTTGTTCCTGGCCTATTCGCTGGGCATCCTGAACGATGCCGAGCATGACCGACGCTTCTTTGAGGCGCAGCGGGTCTACTATGACGCAGCTGAGGTGAGACAAAATGGCTGACGCGATTTTCAAGGGCGGCAGGCGCCGGGGGTTTACCACGGTGTATCGGGAGGTGGCCCAGGACCGACGGCTGAGCCTTAAAGCCCGGGGGCTGTTCCTGCTGCTCCAGAGCCTGCCGGAGACGTGGCAGTACACGATCTCCGGCCTGGCCACCCTGGCCGGAACCGGTAAGGACCAGATTCGGAGCGGGCTGGCCGAGCTGCTGAAGGTAGGGTACTTGGTCAAGGAGCAGGCCCATGACGAAGCGGGCAAATTCGCCGGTAACATCTTTGTCCTCCAGGAGGAAGCACCGTTGTCGGAAAACCCGACAACGGTAGACGAACAAAATATACCGTTGTCGGGAAAACCGATACCGGGAAAACCGTCAACGGAAAACCCGACGCTAAGAAAAGAAGAATATAAGAAAAAAATAAATAAAACCCCTAAAGCCCCCAAAGGGGGGCTTAAAACCCCCGGCTTTGTGCTGGACTGCGTAGACGCATTCCTGGGGGATGATCCAGAGTATCAGGCCGCCTTCTCCGGCTTCCTGGAAAACCGGGAGGCCCTGAAAAAGCCGGTGCTGACCACCCGGAGCATCAACACCATCATCAACAAGCTGCGGAAGGTGAGCCGGGAGGAAGGTATCGCCATGCTGGATAAGGCTGTGGAGCGCAACTGGCTGACAGTGTACCCCCTGAAGGCCGACGAGCGGCCGATGGCGCCCATGCCCAATGATGCCAGAAGGGGGCGGTGCCTGTGAGCGAGATCAAGCAGGATGCCATTCTCTCCCAGCGGCTGCTAGACGCTCAGGTGGGCGTGCTGGGCTCCATGCTGATCGACCCGGATACCGTGCCGGAGGTGCTGAGCCGAGTGCGGGGCGAGGACTTTGCGGAAAAGAAGTACCGGCTGATATTCCAGGCCATCCAGGCCCGGTTCCGGGCTGGGCAGGCCATTGACCCTATCCTGGTCCGGGAGACTCTGGGGGGCGGTGTGGACAGCCCATGGACCTCGATCTTGCAGGGGCTGATGGATGTCACGACCACGGCGGCTCATGTGGATGACTATGTGGACGCCCTGCGGGCTTCCGTCACGTTGTCCAACCTGCGGACCCTGGGCACCCAGCTGGCGGAAGCCGACCGCCTGGAGGACGCTCAGACACTGCTGGATCAGATGCGGGCCCAGCAGGTGAGCCGGCCAAACGTCCAGGCCATGGACATGGCGGAGGGCTTAGAGCGGTTCTTTGACCGGCACAACGGCGAGGAGAAGCCGCAGTATCTCAGCTGGGGTGTGCCCGTCCTGGACGAGCGGATCTTTGCGGAACCCGGGGACATGGTGGTGCTGGGCGGGTACCCGTCCGACGGCAAGACGGCTCTGGCGCTGCAGTTTGCCTTCGGCATCGGCAGAAATCACCGGGTAGGGTTCTTCAGCTACGAGTCCACCCGGGACAAGCTGTTTGACCGGACAGTGAGCCGGGCGGCCATGCTGAGCTACACCAAGATCAAGCGCAACCAGCTGACGGAGGAGGACTACCGGGACCTGCTGGAGCTGCGGCCCCAACTGACGGCTCCCCAGCTGACGTTGATCGACGCCGCCGGCATGACGGTGCTGGACATCCAGGCGTACAGCCAGGCCCACCGGTACGATGTGGTATTCGTGGACTATCTGCAAAAGATTGCTGCGCCCAGAGGCACCCGGCAGTCCGATTTTGAGCGGGTCTCCGCCATCTCCAGCAGCTTGCAGCAGTTTGGGCGGATCACCGGGACTACGGTGGTGGCCCTGAGCCAACTATCCCGCCCAGACCGGGACGCCAAGACCAAGAAAATCCGCCCGCCGGTGCTGAGTGACCTGCGCTCCTCCGGCCAGATCGAACAGGACGCCGACGTGGTGCTGTTCCTGCACCGGGAGGACTATGATGACAAGCAGTCCAACCGGATTCTGAAGATCGCCAAAAACAAAGAGGGCGAGGCCATGGACTACGTTCGGTTCCGGTTTGACGGCGATCTGCAGACCTTCTCCCGGATCGCGCCGGAAACTCCGGAGCCACCGGTGGAGAAGCCCAAACGGGAGAAGCAGCCGCCCCGGCAGGTGAGCTTCTGGGCGGACGGGGGCAGCTTCCAGGACACCCCCTGGGGGAAAGGGGGAGCCAGTTGAAGATCGGATACATCCTGACCATCAAACCTAACTTTTACACGGAGTACATGGGGGCCAATGACCAGCCCCGACCGGCTCAGGTGGTCTACATACACCCCGAAAGCCGATTTTACGTCGTGGAGTTCCGGAGCGACCTGGGTATTCCCTGGCGGGAGACGTTTTACCCATACACAAGGCGGATCGAGGGCATCGTGGACCGGTCCGCGCCATACTTACCACACGAAAAGGAGCTGTTTTGAATGAGGACGATTGCGATTATGAACAACAAAGGCGGCGTCGGCAAGACCGTCACCGCCATCAACCTGGCGGACATCTTGGTCAGGGACTATAAAAAGCGGGTGCTTCTGGCGGACTGCGATGGCCAATGCAATTTGACGGATTTTTTCTTCCCTGCACTGGATGAAGGACTGTCTGTCGCGGAGGTACTGACGGGGACCTGTGAGCCGCTTTGGAGCGATAATATCATGCCGATCCGTGATGGGTTGGACCTGTTGCCAGGTTCGGAGGACCTGTATACGCTGGACCTGCAGGCCCTCCTTTACGGCAGCGACTATGGCGCCAGGTACCGGATGCGGGATTTTATCAATGCCGTGCAAACTGATGGCGAGGTGGACTATCTAATTTTCGACTGCGCCCCAGGGTATACCTGCGCCACTGTAGCGGCTCTGATGTCCTCGGATGATGTGGTAATCCCAGTGACCGTGGACGGCTTCTCTTTCCGGGGACTGGAAACGATGGTCCGACAAATCTCGGGGCTTCGCCGCAATGGGCTGCCGGCTAAAGTGGCGGGCGTGCTGATTACCCAGTGGCGGAACACAGATGTGGTGGCGCAGGCGGATGCTCTGCTCCGGCAGGGGGAGATCCCTGTTTTCATGACACCTATCCGCCGGACCGACAAAGTCCCGGAGAGCACCTTCGAGCGGGTTCCGCTGGAGGCGTACAGTCCGCGGAGCGCCGCGGGCAGGGACTACCGGATGTGGGTGGAGGAATATCTGGGAGGTGAGCTCCATGGCGTTTGATATCTCCAAATATACGGAGGCTTCGCGGGAGCCTGCCGCCGTGCGGGACATTGGGATCATTACTACCGAGATCTTGCGGTTGAAGCAGGATGCCGGCAACGCTATCTTGAGTATCGGCCAGAGGCTGATCGAGGCCAAGGCCATGCTTCCGCATGGGGAGTGGCTGCCCTGGCTGACGGAGCAGGTCGAGTTTTCTGAGCGTACCGCCCGCAACTTCATGCGGTTGGCGCGGGAATGGACAAATCGGCAAGCGCTTGCCGATTTGGGAGCCGCAAAAGCATTGACGCTGCTGGCTTTGCCGCCGGAGGAGCGGGAACGCTTTATGGAGGAAAACCATGTCGTGGACGGTGAGGAAAAGTCAGTCATTGACATGACTTCCCGGGAGCTGGAAAAGGCCGTGAAGGAGCGGGACGAGGCCCTGCACGCGGCGGAAGCGGCCCGGGCGGCCGCGGAGACGGCGGACCAGAGCCGGGCCAAAATGGAAGCGGACATGACGGCCCTCAAGCAACTGCACCAGGCGGCACAGGCCGGGGAGACCCAGGCCCGGGAGGCTCTAGCCAAAGCCCAAGCTGAATTGAAGGCCCTGCGTGAGAAACCGGTGGAGGTTGCTGTGGAGGTAGACCAGGATGCTCTGCAAGAGGCCCGCCGGGAAGCGGAGACCCGGATGCAGGCCAAAGTGGACAAAGCTGCGGAAGCCCAGAAAAAGGCAGAGGAGCAGCGGAAGAAAGCGGAAGAAGAGCTGGCCGCAGTCCGGCAGCAGCTGGAGGCAGCCCAGCAGACGGAACGTCAGGCCGCGATCTCGGGTGACAAGGACCTTGCCCTGTTTGAACTGCTGTTCTCCCAGGGCAACGAGGCCGTGAACAAGCTCCACGGGCTGCTGCTCAAAGTCCGAGGACGGGGAGATATCGAACTTGCCGGAAAGCTCCAGAAGGCCCTGCTGGCTCTGGCGGATGTGACGAGGAGGTGCGCGGAGGAATGACGGACCGGGCAATCGAGCTGTTGGAAGAGCAGCAGCGAAAAGTGAAGGAGCGTTCCGCACCTTGGCTGGTGGCGGAGCAGCTGAAAGATATCTGCCGCCGGGAGCCGCACAGCGCGGAAATCCTGGCGCAGGACCTGGAAAACGCCTCCATGTCCATTACGGAGGCGGAGAAGAAAATCAAGGCTTTTGCAGATGGGCACAGGAGCGGCGGCTTTGCCTGCGTGACGCCCGGGGAGGCTGACGCCATCCTGCGGGAATTCTACGGTCTTGGTGCCCCTGGGGGCACGGCTGCGGAAAGCGGCTCTCCGAAGATCCTTAATCTGGCGGATTTTCTGTGAGGTGCTGGATATGGACAAGGACTGGAAGAAAATCGCGGAGAAATTGCCGCTGCAGCCCAGCAATGACTTGGTGGACTATGTTGTCAGTGATATCTTCGACGGCGACGCGCTGGGAACGGGTATGCTCTTATTCCATCGTGAGCCTGTCACACTGGCGGAACCGATTGGAGCAATCATGTGCCCGGGGGACTGGGAACGGCGCCGGCGGACGGCAAAGCACCGCTGGGGCGCCTGGTGTACCTGCACCAACTGCGGAGAGGACTTCGAGGCAGGGTATTCCGACGGCGGGATCGTGCTGGAGACAGGGCCGGATGACGCAACCCGCGCCGGCTATGCGGAGCCGGGACCGGTCTCCAACGTGTATCTGGAGGGTGAGACAGTCCTCTGCCCCAAGTGCTGGACCGCTGTTGAGGTGACACGCCGGGCGGCCCTGCGCCGGGGGCGCACCTGTCAGGTGCTTCAGGCGGAGGCAGTCAACGTGGACGCCTATACTGTCGTCTTGTATTGGCTGGTCAGCCGACATTTTGACGACACCGGAGGCGATCACATCCTCTTCCTGCCCCACGCCGCTCTGCTGATTGACGGTGACGGGCGGCTGCGGCGGTTTCGCGCCAAGCGGACCGGAAATGATGTGCGGGATGTGGTCTGGCTGCCGTGCAGCTACACCCGGGACCCAATGCAGATGCCCTACTATTCCTGGGATGCGGCCAACCACCGCAAGATCGGCGGGTGGACACTGGTCCATGTCCCGGGTCTGGACCGGCACACTGGCGAGAAGACGGCGCTGAAGGAATACATAGCTGCCGGCGGCTGCTGGCCCGGAGCGTACCTCCACGTATGGGAGCAGCATCCGCAGGTGGAGAACCTGATGCGGCAGGGGTTCTCCGAAGCGGTAGTCCGCACGATTGATGACACGTTGGACCTTGCCGCCAATGTCCACGACCTCTGCGACGCGCCACCCATCCCGTGGGTGGACTGGAGGGAAGTCAAGCCCCACCGGATGCTGCACATGAGCAAACCGGCGTTCCGGGAAATCTCCCGAAAGCATTGGGGGGCCGGGGATGTGGAGTGCTGGGACAGATACCGGCGCCAGATTCCCGGTGCTGACGCAATGGACTTTGAATACTGCCGGAAGCGCATCGGCAGCAAGGCCGTGGGGCAGCTCCTGGAGATGGTGGCCGCCGGATGGGAAGATTCGTTCCCCCTGCCTGTGGTCCGCTATCTGGAGAAACGGGGAGCCGTTAAAGATGGCGTACAGATGCTGATTGACTACCGCAAGATGCTGCGGGACGCGGAGATGGCGGAAACGGAAGAGACACTTTGGCCGCGCGATTTGCTGGCCGCCCATGAGCGGATCACCCAATTCTGGGCCGACCACTTCAAGGCATCGTATCAGCTGGGATTCACCAGCACATTCATCCGGTTTCGAGAGCTGGAATGGACGGACGGAGATCTGTGCATCGTCCTTCCCCGTGTGGAGGAGGACCTGGTCTCTGAAGGAAAGGTCCTGCGGCACTGTGTCGGCCCCTACGGTAGCGCACACTGCTCCGGAAAACCCGTGTTTTTCGTGCGGCACCGCCGCAGGCCGGAGCGGAGCTATTATACCCTGCAGATCAACATGAACGGGACGATCCCAAAGGAAATCCAGCTCCACGGATACGGCAATGAGCGCCACGGAGACCACAAGCAGTATGCCCACAAAATCCCGCGGAAGGTCCGGGAGTTCTGCGACCGCTGGGAGCGGGAGGTCCTGACACCCTGGTTTGCGGCACAACGTACAGGGGCAGAGCGGCCAGCCAAGAAAAAACAGAAAGCAGGGAGGATCGCCTGATGCGGATCGTCAAAACCGGAGACCCCTGTCCACTCTGCGGCCGCCCGGTGACCGCAGAGGACCGGGAAACGTTGGACCAGTTGACGGCCATCGCGCAGATGTTGGATCGCCTTGGCATTGACATCGCTGCGGGTGCGGCGGAGAAAGGAGAAGAATATGAGTGAGCAGGGATATGAGCGGAAAAAGGACTTTGTGAACCATGCTTTAAGCCGCTGCGTGGCGTCCATGTACCCCAACGTGTGCCGGGTGGCCTACCACACCCGGGACACCGACGAGGGTCTGCGGGAGACCGCCATGATCTACCTGGCCGGGGGCTACTCCCGGCGGGTAGACGTGACGGGGCTGGACCTGCCGGCCACCCTGGACGCCGTGCTGGCGGTGTTCCGGGAGGCGGCGTGAGATGGGCCGCTATACGGGCCGGGAGCGCCGCCAGCGCGCGCTGTACCGGCTGGCCATCGTCGTTTGGATCATCGTGCTGGCCCTAGTGCTGTGCATGGACACGGCAGGATAGGAGGCGGCTATGGAGACAGTTGACTTGATCAATGCCCTGCGGCGGATGGCTCCAGAGACCGGAGGCCTGCCCTGTCTTGGATGCGGGCATGAGCACGGCTGCAGTGTCCACGGCTGTGCTGTCCTCAAAGAGGCGGCGGACCGGCTGGAAAAACGCTACCGAGGTGCTAGGGGCCATTGTAAGCCGGTGATTGCCGTAGCACCAGACGGCAGCTGGACCCGCTATGTGTCCATCAAGGAGGCGGCCCGGATCGTGGGCGTCAACCCGGCCCAGATCAGTACGGCGTGCGTTACAGGACAGCGGTGCGCCGGCCAGTATTGGAAAAAAGAGGAGGGATAAGGTGAGACCGATTGATGGTGATTACATAAGCGATGCCCTAGAGGCAGAGCTTTGCCGGGAGGGCGATGATCTTGAGGATCGGCAATGGGCCTATGGCTATGCCGCGGGAGTGAGTTTTGCAGTTCGTAAACTCGCGGAAGCCCCCACCCTCACCCCGCCGAACGAGTGGGTGAGCGTGGAGGAGAGGCTGCCAGATGCAGAGAAAGAGGTGCGACTTTTCTGTGTAACTCCCAACGGATATAAATACCAGTGTCAGGGGTTTTATGTTCCACCAGGGATGCGCCGGGATGATTCTGATTATTCCTGGGACTGGGAATGCTGCGACCAGTATGACGAAGATTCGGATGACTACTTTGTTAACCCTGGATGGTATGAAAGCAGCCATAACTGGGACGAGTATTCGGCTTTTGGGATTGCGGATAAGGTAACATACTGGATGCCCCTTCCAGAGCCGCCGGGAAAGGAGGGGTGAGGATGGACAGGAAACAGGCTGTAACGATTTTGAAGCGGAAAACCACCATCCCTGGTGATGGATACACCTGGGAGCAAATCAATGAGGCCATCGACATGGCAATTGCCGCCCTGTCCCCGCCGAACGATCCGCTGACGCTTGAGGAACTGCGGAAGATGGATGGAGAGCCAGCGTGGTGGGACGATGGTGAAGGAAGTTGCTGGGGTATTATTTCTGTTGATAGTGCTGGAATGTGGGGTGGCATCCCGTTTTTACGCGGAAGATGGAGGCAAGTAAACTTTGAATATAACATTGAAGAACGAAAAATGAGAATTTACCGCCGCCCGCCGGAGGGAGAGGTGGACACCTGATGAAATGCAGAGATTGTGAGAAATGGGGATGGGGAGACGATGAAGGGACCCCTGTTTGGGGGTGGTGCTGGAAATATACATCTTGCCCAGATCCGGATATTGATAGGAGTTGTCCGGATTTCTCCCCTAAAAAGCCGGATATCTTCACAACATTCTCCACACTCCAGGCCGAAAACAAGAAGCTGCGGGCCGAGCTGGAAAACTACCGCAAAGGCCATCGCGAAGAAGCAATCTCCACCCTCACCCCGCTGAACGAGTGGGTAAATCGAGTGAGAGAGCTTGATGAGCTTTACACAAAGCTCCAGATCATAACAGGCTTTACAGTGGAGCAACTGCTAGAAATGTTCGCCGCCGGATACACGCTGGAAAAGCCGGATTACTCAAAATCATTTGAAGAGATGGCGAGTTTGGCCGAAACCACCCCGCCGAACGAGCCGCTGACGCTGGAGGAGCCGCGGGAGATGGACGAGCCTGTATGGGTTGCCTGCAAACCCATCGAGGGCGGGAACGGGTACTGGTGTCTGTGCCAGCATGGGCATATCATCACACCGGCAGGTAGCATTTACGATGTGAAAGAAATCCCGCATTGGGTGTTCTACCGCCGCCCGCTGGAGGGAGCAGAGGACGGTAATGTCTAAAAAAACGGTTCGGTTCCCAAGTTTCAACGTATCTCTTTCGGACGCAATCGAGATTGCGAAGTATCACCTGAACGATCCAGATATCGCCATGCAGTCAAAAGTAATGGCAATCGAGAAGGTGGCAGAGATGGAAACACACAACAGCATCACGAAGAATGATCTTGTCGGTGCGCTCCGATGGATTTATGAACACTATGATCTTTTATCGGTTTTGTGAGGTGACGGCAATGTTTACGGTTGATGACGGCCTTTGCTTCCCGTGGGAGGGATTTGTCTGCTGCTAAGTAACAACGATTTGAATACCATCCAAGTTGCCTTAGATACTGGGATGGAGACCGTAATGACCCGAACTCTTGGAGATTTCCGCATCACGGTCTCCACATCCAGAGCCCCGCCTGTTTGGCATCCGTTTCTTATGCTTGCCCGTCTGGAGATTTGGGATGGGCACATATATTCTACAAAGTGGTGTGTCAGTGCGGAGGAGGTGCAGCAGTTTGCGGGGAGATAATCAGTCCTTGTGGTATTGTGTACGCCAGCGGGCAGGCCCGCTAGTTAAAGAGTGCAGGGCGCTGCGGCCACGGCTGAGCCGGTACGACTCCCGAGAAGACCGGCGGGACAAGAATGAGATTGTCCGGTCCAAGCACACCGCAGTGTGCAGGACTCAGGTGGATCGGTTGGAGCTGCGGCTGGCGGAGTTTGGCTTTCGGGGCAGCCATTATACGATGACCTGTGACGACTTCCACCTGCCGGACAGATATGATGGGATGCGAAAGATGTTCCGGGCAGCCCGGACGCGGATGCAGCGATGGCACGGCGGGCCATTCGACTGGATCGGCTGCATCGAGGGCAAGCACGGGGACCACCGGCTCCACGTACACTTAGTGCTGCGGGACGAGGACTTCTCCCCGGCAGAGGTGCGGCACCTGTGGACGGCTGGCGACGTGGATGACGAGCCGGTCCTGATGCGGGAGGGCGGCTACCGGCGGCTGGCCAAGTATTTCAACAAGGAGCGGCCGGACGGATTTGTGATACCGCTGGGCAAGCACCCGTGGAGTTGCAGCCGGGGACTGAAGGCACAGATCCCGGAGCCGGAACGGTGGCGGGATGATAGCGGGCTGATTGAGGTTCCAGACAATGTGATTTGGTGCCGGAAGGGTGCCCATGAGAATGACTTCGGGGCGTACTACTACGCCAGCTATATCCTGCCGGACGGGCCGCAGTTTGGAGGACGGTTCTTTATTTAGAATCTGTCGCGCGCGTGCGCGCGATCAATCTTGAAATCTAGTGGAACGATAGGCACACACAAAAGAAAGTGAGGGAAAGCCGTTGCAAAGCACACGGAAATGTGATAGCATTATCGTAAAGGACGGATGGATAACCTGCCCGGAGTGCGGACGGAACCATCGGCTGCTGCGGATTACTCCGGAGACGGAGGCCCACGGACTGCCAGTATACTGCCGGACATGCCGGCGGGAAATCGTCCTGAATATCGAGAGAGGCCAGAGCGTCAAGCGCCAGAGCCCATGATCTACCTCAGACGGGGATGGATCGTGGCTCTGGCGTTTTTTTGTTTGCCCGGAGGTGATAGCCTGGGCCAGGCGCCTGGGCGTGTCAGATTCGGACACGGAGGGAGATCATGGGCTTTGACTATACCAGCAAGCGCTGGGAGCGCAAGCGTGCGGCCATCCTGCGGCGTGACGATTACCGCTGCGTGTGGTGCCGGCGCTATGGCCGCAACCGCCCGGCGGTGGTGGTCCATCACATCAAGCACGTGGATGAGTATCCGGAGCTGGCCTACGAGGACAGCAACCTGGTGAGCCTGTGCCAGGGGTGTCACAACAAGGCACACCCGGAGAAGGCACGGGCGGCAACGTACGGCCGCAGGTACTGATCCCCCCCCACCCAAGGACCCCCAGCCGGGGGGCCTTGGAGACCGGCGGGTGGGACTTTTTCCAATAGAGCCCCCGTATGAGACTTTTCCGGGGAGGAGGCGAGGCTTTTGGGGCGAATTGCAATCACGCGCGAAACCATTAAGGCGCAGACCGTAACGGCCATGAAAAAGATGGGCACTTTTGCTCCGGAATATGAGCCGATAATCGAGATTTATGCCGGACTGCGAGAACAATATTACCGGCTTAACGCAGAGTATGCGGACGGAAAAAGCTACCACTACGCCACGCCGACGGCCGACGGCGGCGCCAAAAAGTCCCCTCTCTCCATGACCATTGAGAGCCTGCGCAAGGACATCCTGTTGTATTCGGACCGGCTGATGCTCAACCCCAAGGCCCGAGCCGATGCCGGCAAGGGGAAACCCAAAAAATCCAGACTGGCGGAGGCGCTGAAGGATGGCCCGTAGGAAGGCGAAGCGTTTTCCCAGCTGGGCAACGGTCATGGAGTACGTGGACTCCATCCTGAAGGGTCGGAAGATCGCCTGCCCGGAGTTGGTCCAGGCGTGCAGGCGGTTCAAGCAGGATTTGGAGAATCCTGCCTGGGACTTCAATCCCCGGGATGCGGAGTTTGTGATCCGGATCATCGAAACCACCTTCGTGCATCAGCAGGGGGAGCGCCTGGACGGGACCCCGCTGCGGGGGCAGCCGTTCCTGCTGGAGCCATTCCACAAGTTTATCGTGTACAACCTGCTGGGCTTTTTCCTGGCGGGGACCAAGGAGCGGCGGTACAAGGAGGCCCTGATCTATATCCCCCGGAAAAATATCAAGACGTCTTTTGCTGCGGCGCTGGCCTGGGGCCTGGCGCTGCTGAACCGGCGGAGCGGGTCTAAGGTCTACATCGTGGCGGCGGCCCTGAAGCAGAGCCTGGAGTCTTTCAACTTCATCAACTTCAATCTGGAGCAGATGGGGGAGAAGGACAACTTCCGGGTGATTGACAACAACCAGGAGCACAGCATTCAGGGCGACCTGGGGGACGGCTCCATCTTCATCCAGGCCCTGGCGGCAAACCCGGACCGCCAGGATTCCCTGAACTGCAACGTGGCTATCGCAGACGAAATGCACGCCTACAAGACCCCGAAGCAGTACAACATCATCCGGGAGGCCATGAAGGCCTACACCAACAAGTTGATGATCGGCATCTCTACGGCCGGTGACAATGAGCAGGGCTTCCTGGGGCAGCGGCTGAAATACTGCCGCAAGGTCCTGGACGGGACCATCAGGGATGACCAGTATTTTATCTTCATGTGCTGCGCACCAGAAGGCGTCAAGGACGGGACCGTGGACTTCACGGATCCCAAGATCCAGGAGATGGCTAACCCGGCGTACGGTGTCAGCATCCGGCCGGCGGACATCCTCAACGACGCTCTGCAGGCGGTCAACGACCCGCAGCAGCGAAAGGACTTTTTCGCAAAATCGCTGAATGTCTACACCAACGCTATGCGGGCCTGGTTCGACATCGATGAGTTCCGCAAGAGCGATGCGGGCTACGACTGGACGCTGGAGCAGCTGGCCAAGCTGCCCATTGACTGGTATGGGGGAGCGGACCTTTCCAAGCTCCACGACCTGACGGCGGCGGCTCTGTTCGGCCACTACAAGGACGTGGACATCATCATCACCCACGCATTTTTCCCAGTGGTGGCGGCCCATGTCAAGGCGGAGCAGGATCAAATCCCGCTGTTCGGCTGGGCGGACGATGGATGGCTGACGCTGTGCAACTCCCCGACGGTCAACCACGCCGACGTGGTCAACTGGTTTATCGACATGCGGCGGCGGGGCTTCAAAATCCGCCAGGTGGGCCACGACCGGAAATTCTGCCGGGAGTACTTCGTGGCTATGAAAAACGCCCGGTTCAAGATCATCGACCAGCCCCAGTATTACTACAAGAAGTCCGAGGGCTTCCGGCATATCGAGGCGGCAGCCAAGAACGGAAAGCTCTACTACCTCCACAGTGAGGCCTACGAATACTGCGTGGCTAACGTGACCGCCGTGGAAAAGACGGACGACATGGTCCAGTACGACAAGATTCGGCCGGAGCAGCGGATCGACCTGTTTGACGCATCGGTGTTCGCCTGCATCCGTTACCTGGAGAACATGGAGAAATCCCAGAAGGCAAAGGAGTGGCTTGGAACGTGAGTAAGAGACGGCGGGCGCGGCCGGCGCCCAGAGAGCGCCCCCAGCAGACCCGGAGCATGGCGTGGCTGTGTGCCCCAGATACATACGACAGCCTTTGCTACCAGGGCTATGTGAGCCTGGCGGCAAATCCAGAGATCTGCGCCGGTGTGGATACCATTGCCCGGCTGGTGGGGTCTATGACCATCCACCTGATGGAGAACCAAAAGGACGGGGATGTCCGCATCCTCAATGAGCTGAGCCGCAAGATCGACATCGAGCCCAATGCCTACATGACCCGGGCGGACTTCATCCACTGGATCGTGCGGACCATGTACCTTGAGGGCAACGGCAACGCTGTGGTGTGGCCCCGTACCCGTGCGGGCATCATCCGGGACCTGCAGCCCATTCCCTCGGCCTTCGTGTCGTTCATCCCAGACGGCTGGGGCTATCAGGTAATCGTCAACGGCAAAGAGTATGATCCGGACGATGTGCTCCACTTTACCCTCAATCCGGACCCGCTGTATCCCTGGCTGGGGACGGGGTATCGGATCTCCCTGGCGGACGTGGCCCAGAACTTAAAACAGGCAGCGACCACCCAGAAGGGGTTCATGGAATCCAAGTGGAAACCGTCCCTGATCGTCAAGGTGGATGCTCTGACGGAGGAATTTTCCAGCCCGGAGGGACGCCGGGTACTGCTGGAGAGCTACATTGACACCGCCCGGGCCGGAGAGCCCTGGATGATCCCGGCGGAGCAGTTTGAGGTGGAGCAGGTGAAGCCCCTGACCCTGAGTGATCTGGCCCTGGACGCCATGGTGACGCTGGACAAGCGGACCGTGGCGGCGGTGCTGGGAATCCCGGCTTTCGTGCTGGGCGTGGGGGACTTCAGCCGGGACGCCTGGAACAACTTCATCAACACGACGATCATGCCCCTAGCCCGGAACATGGAGCAGGAGCTGACCAAAAAACTGTTATATTCGCCCGGCTGGTTCTTCCGGTTCAACTCCTGGAGCCTGTTTTCCTACTCCATCAACGAGCTGGTGAGCGCCGGTGCGGAGATGGTAGACCGGATGGCCCTGCGGCGGAACGAGTGGCGCGGCTGGGTAAACCTGCCGCCGGATCCGGAAATGAACCAGCTACTGGCCCTGGAGAACTACATCCCTGCGGAAAAACTGGGAGATCAAAATAAACTCAACGGAGGTGAGTGAGACGGAAAGAAGGTTTTCAATCCCCCGGGACGGGCAGTTCCGGACTCGGGCGGAGGACGGCAATCTCTATATTGAGGGATACTTCGCTGTCTACAATTCCCGCTATGACCTGTGGGATGGTGTCTATGAGACCATCGCACCGGGCGCCTTTGACGGGGAGACGGAAGGCGATATCCGGGCTCTGACCAACCACGACACAACGCTGGTGCTGGGCAGGACCACGGCGGGGACCCTGACCCTGCGGACCGACGAGACGGGACTGTGGGGCTCCATCATCGTCAACCAGGCAGACCAGGACGCTGTGAACCTGTACGAGCGGGTCAAGCGGGGTGACGTGTCCCAGTGCTCCTTCGGCTTTGACATCCTGGACCAGGATGTGCAGTATCAGGACGGCGAACCCACGGTGTGGATCATCCGAAAGGTCCGGCTGTACGAGGTAAGCGTGGTGACCTTCCCGGCCTACACGGACACCTCCGTAGAGGTCCGGCGCACTGAGTTCGCCGACCTGAAGAAGCGGCGCAGCGAGGCCTGGAAAGCCAAGACGCTGGCGAGACTGCGAGGCGTCCATGCGGATGCCTGATAGACAACGATTTTTTGGAGCGAAAGGAGAAAAATCATGCTGAAGATCCTGATTCTAAAGCGGCAGCTGGATGCCAAGCGGAGCGAGCTGAAAGCCTTGGAGGAAAAGGACGCAGAGTTCCAGACCAGGGAGGCGGATCTGGAGACAGCCATCGGCGAGGTGGAGCCCGGCAACGCCGAGCAGGAAGCCGCCGTCACCGCTGAGGTGGACGCCTTTGAGGCGGACAAGACTGCCCACGAGACTGCCAAGCAGACCCTGTCTGCGGACATTGAACACCTGGAGACCGAGCTGGCGGACCTGGAGCGCCAGGCCCCGGCTACCAAGACCCCGGAAAAGCGGGAGAAAGTGAGAGGTGACGTACACATGGAGACTCAGATCAACATTCGTTCCCTGCCCATGGGCCGCCGGGCCTTTGATGCCCTGCCCATGGAGCAGCGGCAGGCCATCGTAGCCCAGCCGGAGGTCCAGGAGTTCCTGAGCAAAATGCGGGGCATGAAGGGCCAGAACCGGGCAGTGACCGGCGCGGAGCTGACCATCCCTGTGGTGTTCCTGGACCTGATTTCCGAGAATATGTACCGGTACAGCAAACTGTTGAACCGTGTGCGGGTCCGCAATGTCCGGGGCGAGGCCCGGCAGACCATTGCCGGCATCGTGCCGGAGGCTGTATGGACGGAGATGTGCGGCGCCATCAATGAGCTGACATTCGTCTTTGGACAGGTGACCCTGGACGGCTACAAGGTGGCCGGATTTATCCCGGTGTGCAACAGTATGCTGGAGGACAGCGACATCGAGCTTGCCAGCTCCATCGTTGAGATGCTCTCTGAGTCCGTCGGCCTGGCGGAGGACAAGGCCATCCTGTATGGCAAAGGCGCCGCCTCCAAAATGCCTCTTGGTATCGTGACCCGCCTGGCCCAGACTTCTCAGCCTAGTGACTATCCCGCCAACGCCCCGGCGTGGGTAGACCTGCACACCACCAACATTCTGAAGATCGGCGGCAGCGGTGTCACCGGGGCGGAGTTTTGGGCGCAGCTGATGGCGGCCACCGGCGCCACCCACACAAAATACAGCCGCGGCAATTTGTTCTGGGCCATGAACTCCAAGACCTATACCACCCTGAAATCCAAGGTGATCACCTTCACCGCCACCGGCGATATCGCATCCAATATCTTCGGCGTGCTGCCCATCATCACCGGCGACGTGGATATCCTGGAGTTTATGCCGGATGGCGACATCGTGGGCGGCTACGGCGACCTGTACCTGTGGTCCCAGCGCTCCGGCATGACCATTGAGCAGAGCCGTGAGGTCCAGTTCATTCAGGACAACACGGTATTCAAGGGCAAGCAGCGGGCGGACGGCCAGCCCATCATTCCCGGTGCCTTCGTGGCCATCAACATTAACAACGTGGAAGTTACGACCACGATGACCTTTGCGGCGGACATTGCCAACGACGCGGCGCTGACGGACCTGGCTATTTCCGGCGTGACCCTCAATCCTGGGACCTTCGATCCTGATACATTCTCTTACACCGGTACCAGTTCCACTGCCTCCGCCAAAATCGAGGCCACGTCAGCCCAGGCGGGCGCCAAGGTGGCTGTCGCATTTAATGGTGAAAACGTCCGCAACGGCGGCACCGTGAAGCTGACCAACGGTGCGGGAAATGTGGTAACCGTGACGGTGACCCAGGGCAACGCCGTCCGGGTGTATACGGTGACCATCACCGCTACCATCGGCGGCTAAGCCGGCCACGTGTCCGAATCGGACACGTGGCATGACATGAAATTCAGCAAAGCGAAAGGAGATGCAGGACATGGGCGAGCAGGCAATCTTGACCGCCTTAAAGGTGGATCTGCAGATCTCAACATCTGCAATGGATACATATCTGGGGCAGCTGATTACTGCCGCCCGGTCCTACATCTCCCAAGAGGGCATCACCCTGACTGAGAGCGTAGATGACGGGATGCTGGTGGAGATGTATGCGGCGTATCTCTATCGCCGCCGGCGCGAGGAGAACGTGCAGATGCCCCGGATGCTGCGGTGGGCGCTGAACAACCGCCTGTTTTCGCAGAAAGCGAGGAGGACCTGATGGACGATGTGTTGGTCCTGGTGCAGCCGCAGCTGGCCCAGAATGCCATCGGTGATTTTGTGCCGGCCGGGCCTCCACTGACACAGCAGATATTCGGCTCCATCAGCTCCATCAACCGTGCGGAGTGGTACAGCGCGGGCCAGGAAGGCCGAAAGCCTGAGCTTGTCTTTACTACCCCGATCATCAATTACAGCGGTCAGCCGGAGGCGGAATACCGCGGGAAGCGATATAGCATTTACCGCACCTATCTCCGCAAGGGGTCCGATGAGATGGAGCTGTATCTGGAGCGAAAGGTGGGGGTGCAAAATGAACATCAGAGCTGAGGATCTGGTGGATGCCGTCACCGAGGAACTTGATATATATGCCAGCGAGGTCGCTGGTGCGGTCAAAAAAACCGTAACCGCCGTGGCAAAGGAAACCGTGAAGGTGGTCAAGCAGAAGAGCCCCTCGGCATCCGGTGCCTACAAAAAGTCATGGGCGCAGAAGAAAACCTATGACAACGCCGGCAGTATCCAGATCACTGTATACAACCGCAAGCACTACCAGCTGACGCACCTGCTGGAAAACGGTCACGCCAAAACGAACGGGGGACGGACGCGGGCTTTCCCGCATATCGCCCCTGCGGAGGAGTTCGCTGAGCGTGAACTGGAGCAAGAGCTTCGGAGGAAATTGGGGGAAGGAAGTCCATGAGCCTGGAGGAAATCAAAAAATTGCTGGAAACGGCCGGCCTTCCGGTGGCTTACCGGGCGTTCCCTGTGGGAAATGCCCCGCCACTCCCCTTTGTTTGCTATCTGTTCTCCAGCACGAACAATTTTAATGCTGATGATGCGGTTTACCAGGTTATCAACCGCATCAGCATTGAACTGTACACGGAAAGCAAGGACCTGGAAGCAGAAAATGCGGTAGAGGCTGCTTTGAAGGGCCTGTGCTGGGAAAAGTCTGAGGAATACCTGGATGACGAGCAATGCTATGAGATCATATACGAAATTGAGGTGTGACAATGCCTACCAATACTCCTAACAAGGTCAAATACGGCCTCAAAAATGCCCATTACGCGCTCCTTACCATCGCCGAGGACGGAACGGTTACATACGGGAAACCCATCCCCATTCCCGGCTCTGTCAGCCTGACCATGGACGCTCAGGGCGACACGTCGACATTCTATGCCGACAACATGGCGTATTTTGTAACCGCTGCGAATGATGGTTACTCCGGCACTTTTGAGGTTGCGCTGATCCCCGATCAATTCCGTCAGGATGTGCTCAATGAGACCATGGACGAGGCCGCGCAGGTGCTGGTGGAGAATATCAACAACCAGACAAGTCCCTTTGCTTTGCTTTTTGAGTTTGACGGGGACAAGAAGGTAACCCGCCATGTGCTGTACAACTGCACATGCACCCGTCCCAGCGTATCGGGCGGTACCACGACCAACACCAAAGAGCCGTCTACCGAGACGATGAATCTGACGGCCTCTCCCCTGCCCAACGGCAATACAAAGGCCCGGACAACGGTGGACACACCGGCTGCCCAGTACGCAGGCTGGTATGACGCGGTATGGCAGCCGCTTGGAGAACTGGTGGTGACCAGCGCCGCTGGCGCGACGTCTGGCAAGACAGCTCTGACAGTCGCTCCGGAGCTGACCCGCGGGAACAGCTATAAGTATCAGACTTCCGCCTTTGTGGCGCTCCCCGCCTATGGGCAGGTACTCAGCGAGGGATGGACCGACTGGGACGGCAGCGAGGAGATCACCGCCACCACCGGCCAGCAGATCGCTGTGGTGGAGGTCAATGCCGACAAACAGGCAATGGCCGGCGGCGTTGCCAAAGTCACCGCTAATGCTGGAGGCTGATTATGGAGAAAACGATTGAGATCGACGGCCGCCCGGTGACATTCCGGGCAACTGCCGCAATCCCCCGATTATACAGGCTGCGCTTCCATCGGGATATCATGCAGGACATGGCCTTCATGCGCAAAGAGATTCTCAAGGCTCAGAAGGAGAAAAAGAGCGTCCCTGTGGACATCCTCACGCTCTTTGAGAATGTGGCGTTCCTGATGGCCAAGCACGCGGACCCCAGCCTGGAGGCAAATACTGTGGAGGAATGGCTGGAGACCTTCAGCTCCTTCAGCATCTACACAGTATTCCCTGTGATTTCTGAGCTCTGGCTGGAAAATGTCCGGACCCTTGTGGAGGCTAAAAAAAAACAAGGCCGATAGACCGGCCAATGACCACCGCCCTGTTCCTGCTGCGGGCAGCACAGATGGGCTTATCCATGTCAGACCTGGACTTGCTCACGATTGGAATGGTCTGGGACATGATGACGGAAGCCGCCAATGACCACTGTACGTACGAGCAGCTCCCGACACAGGACGATTTTGACAGCTTTTAAGGAGGTGTCCCGTTTTGGCAAGCAGAATCAAAGGCATCACCATTGAGATCAACGGTGACACCACAAAACTCAGCCAGGCACTTCGCGAGACCGATACGCAGCTGTTTGATGTGCAAAAAAACCTGCGGGATGTAGGGCGGCTCCTGAAGTTGGACCCCACCAATACAGAGCTGCTTGCACAGAAGCAGCGGCTTCTGGCGGAGCAGTCCGCCCTCGCAGCCGACAGATTGACACAGATGGAGGAGGCATCCGAACATCTCGACAGCTCTCTGAGCCAGAGCCAGCTGAATGATTTCAACCTGGAGCTGGATTTGACGCGGGCCCGGGCTTCCCTCGCGGAGCAGGAACTCCGGGATTTTGAGCAGAGGCTGAACGATGTGGATGACTCCGCGGAGGACTCTTCGGACAGTCTGAACGACGTGGGCGATGCCGCAGACGGGATGGACGATGGCTTTTCCCTGGCGGACGGGGTCATTTCCAACTTTGTGGGCGGCGCAATGACCAAGCTGCTGGATATTGCGCTTCAGGCCGCTGAGGCCATCTGGAATCTGGACGAAGCCACGGAGGAGTACCGGGAATCCATGGCCCTGCTGAATACCGCGTTTGAGACCGCGGGATTCACTTCGGACACGGCGAAGCAGGCCTATGAGGGCTTTTACACGATTCTCGGAGATACGGGGCAAGCCACAGAGGCGTCTCAGCTACTAGCTCAGCTTGCCACAAACGAACAGGATGTGGCAGAGTGGATCGACATTGCCGCAGGCGTCTATGGCACCTTTGGAGAATCCATCCCAATTGAATCGCTGATTGAAGCGGCCAATGAAACGGCCAAAACCGGACAAGTTACCGGAACCCTGGCGGACGCCTTGAATTGGGTCGGGTTGAGTGAGGAGGAAGTAAATAGCCAGCTATCTATGCTGAATGACGAGAGTCTCCGCGCTCGGCTATTGATGGACACATTATCTAATACATACAAGACCGCCAGCGATTCCTTCTACGAAAACAGCGATGCTATTCTTGAATCCCGGCAGGCTCAACTGGAGATGGACGATACTCTGGCCACGCTGGGACAGTCTGTTGCGGACCTCAAAACAAAGTTAGCTGAAGCTTTTGGACCAAGCGTTTTGGAGTTGATAACTGCCATTGCGGATGTGCTCGAAACGCTATCCCCCATCATCGATATCATCCTGAAGGCGATTACTACTGTTATTGAGGCAGTAGCAGACCTAATTGGACTACTGGCGGATGCGGTGGGTTGGCTCCTTGATCTGCTGGGCCTTGGCGGGAAAGGCGGAGATATTGAGGTCACAACATCCGGTTCCGGGAGCCGTACCATGGCGGACGCTTCGACTTACAGCATCCCCGCATTTGCGTCCGGCGGCGTGATCCCGCCAAACAATCCTTTCCTGGCCGTCCTGGGCGATAACCGGCAGGAGCCGGAGGTGGTTGCTCCCTATTCCACCATCAAGCAGGCCGCCCGGGATGCCATGGCCGAGCGTGGGGGGACTGGGCAGATCACCATTGTGCTGCGGGCAGCCGATGGATTTACGCGGAACCTTGCCTATTCGCTGGATCAGGAGTCCGCCCGGCAAGGCGTGCGCCTGGTCAGCACAAAGGGGGTATGAGCGTGCAGGTTATCATGGATGGTGTATCTTACCGGCTCAATGTGCGCTATGAGACCCTGGGGCGCTCTTTCCGGCTGGACGAAGGCCAAAACGCCGGGAAAATGCTTTCCGGAGACTACACTAGAGACCTTATGGGCACCTATTACGATTATTCCATGGTGGTGGATCCGGACCCCAGATTTCCGGCCGACTACGATGCCTTTTTCGATGCAATTTCAGCTCCAGTCAAAAGCCACAGCCTTACCCTGCCGTATGGGCAAAGCACCATCACCTTTGGCGCCATGGTCTCCGTAGGTACAGACCTCTATCAGGGGAAGGTGGCCAACCGCACACGCTGGGGAGGCCTGCAGGTACAGTTCACGGCCAAAAAGCCGCAGAGGACGCCTACATGAATCAGATTATTTACAGTAAATGGGTGTTTGAGGATGACGACATCCGCTCCGCGCAGATCTACCGCGCCACGTCCCTGATCGCGGACAGCTTGGAGCCCAACACCTTAAACGCCACAGTCCGGTGCAGTGACAGCAGCATCCTCGAATTCGAGCAAGATACCCGGCTGACTTATGTCCACAGCACAGATCTGCCGGCCTATTTTTACATCCAGGACATCACCCGTACCGGTCCGGACGAGTACGCAATATCCGCGATGTCCGCCATTGGGCGGCTCATCCATGGGGAACAGCACTATGGCGGCATCTACACCGGACAGACCGTGGGACAGGTTATCCCAGAAATCTGCGGCCCGGTGCCCTGCGTCGTCAAAACAAATCTGCAAGACGTACAGATATATGGTTGGCTGCCAATCGCATCCCGCCGGGACAATCTGGCGCAGGTCCTGTTTGCCGTCGGCGCATGGATCAGGGATGATCTGGATGGAGTCCTCCACATTGAGCGACTTTGGGACGGGTATACCGCCAATATCACGCAGGCGCAGATCTACCAGGGTCCCAGTATGTCCTACGGGGCAAAGGTCACGCAAGTGGTTGTCACAGAGCACCAGTACGTTCAGGGGGGAGAGGAGGTCACGCTCTTTGAGGGACAGTCCCAGCAGGGCGATATCATCACATTCTCCGAGCCCGCGTACAACCTTCGTGCCTCTGGGTTCAGCATTTTGGAGAGCAATGCCAACTATGCCAAGATCACGGCTGGAAATGGCACACTTATAGGCTCGGCCTATATCCACAATACCCGCCAGGTCTCAGCTGATGTCTCCCAGGCAGCAGAGCCCAATGTGGTGACTGTATCGGACGCCACGCTGGTGTCCCTGGTCAACTCCTCCGATGTGGCCCAGCGTCTGGCGCAGTATTACGCCTGCCTGGCCACTTTTGACGGAGACATCCTGCCGGGGCAACAGCTGGATGGCAATGTGGTCGGCATCTATGATCCGTTTGACCGACAGATGGTCCAGGCGTGCCTCAAGAGCCTGGACATCAAAATATCGGGAACGCTCAAGGCCACCGTGTCTGCACTGGTGGGATTCAAGCCGCCGCAGGTGGATGACTCCCAGACGCTGGATGAGCGCATCGTGCTCACCGGGTCGGGAACTTACCAAATCCCGGCTGGGACTACTTTGATCCGCTATGTTTTGATTAGCGGGGCCCAGGGAGGACATTGCGGACAAAAAGGCGGGGATGTCGGCACGTCGCCGTCCGTATCCTGGTCTGATCCTACGTGGGGGGACCAATACCGAGGCTGCGGATTGGCTGACGGCGGTGTGGGCGGAGAAGGCGGCGCTCCGGGTGCAGGCGCCAGGATCCTCGAAGGGACCCTGGATATCTCTGATATAGCATCCATCCCGTACAGCTGCGGCTTAGGTGGCCTGGGTGCTGCCTATGACCCGGATGATCCGGATGGCGCTGCCGGCAGCGACACAGAACTCGGCGCTGCAACCACAGCTGGAGCACAAGCCCCGGAGGATGGATACACAGATCCCATCACCGGGGAAAAATACGGAGGAATCGGTGACCAGGGAATCCCCGGAGGCAAGGGCGCGGGGAAGGCGGCCGAAGTCACAACCGTTGACGATGAGACAGTCCAGCTCTTTGATCCTGCGGAAAGTGTCACCGACGAGGACGGCAATACCTGGAGCGGTGGCTTGACCGAAACCGAAGCGGATGCTCCGGATCGTGTGGCTATGGAGATGCGGGAGAATGATGGGGCCCGCATTTGGTATAGCCGGGGCTTAGGGGCAGGCGCGGCCGCTGGTGCAAACGGCAGCGGGCCGGGTCCAGAGGCATCCGTCTCTGTGCGCTCGTCTTCGATTGTAGCAACTGCTGCATCTGGTCTGGATGGAGCGACGCCGGCCCTGACACCCAAAAAGCCTGCCCAGTATGGCAAAGGCGGCCGCGGCGGTTATGGCGGCGGTGGTGCCAGCTCAGGAGGCCTTGCCATCGGCTCCACAGATTCCTCGGATTACACGGTTTCAATCACTGCCGGAACCGGGGGGCTCGGCGGTAATGGCGGTCCTGGGGGCCCTGGCGGAGATGGCTGTATCATTCTGTATATCAGCCGCGCCATCCCGCAGGAGAGCGGCCCGCTGGTGACCTCAGATGCAAAGTGGTTTTTGGACAAGCATGGCAGGAGATTCATCACCTGAGGAGGTTACCAAATGGCAATAACGATTGAAGAACTCGCTGCAAAAGTTGCTGAACTCGAACAGCAGATGGCAACAATTCCGCCCCCGCCCACCGAGTATTACACCAGTGCTTACAGCGGGGAAGAAATCGACGCGGCAATCAAAAAAGTAAATGACGGAATAGTCGGAGGTGTGTCCTCCTTCAACGGCCGGACTGGCGCGGTGCTGCCCCAGGCCGGGGACTACAACGCCACACAGATTCCAGTGAGCGGGGATCCGGAGGCGGAGAACGTTGCAGCGGCTTTGGCTAATAAGGCGCCCGGAGGGTTTGGGCTAGGCGAACAATCCAAAGAACTTACCTCTGATGATGACCTAAACGCCATCCAGGCAAATGGCTGGTATCGGTGGGGCTCAAGCGCTCCGCAAAATGCTCCTAATATGTCACCAGGAAACGGTGATTCAGGCTACATATTTGCGCGTGTTGCAAACTATGATTCCCAAAATGTCCTACAGGAATATTGGTCACTTAACCAAGGCGCACAAAATAAAGCACATCGCATCTGTAGGAATGGCGTTTGGGGGCCACTCGAATGGATCAATCCCCCCATGCAGTTAGGCGTCGAGTACCGGACCATAGAGCGGTATCAACAAGTACCGATCTATACAAAAGCGGTCAATTTCGGGACTGCGCCAAATGCTACATCAAAGACTGTGGAGCATGGCATTACAGGCTTCAACCAATGTGTGGATGTAAGCGGAATTTTGGGTGGAGCGAATCTGATAGGCCATAAAAACATTGTCGGGATACTAGTAAACGCATCCCAAATTACGATTGAGGCGGACGCCGATCTATCCAGAAGCAATGTATACGTCATCCTCAAATACACAAAGACTACCAGCTAAGAGGAGGGCACCATGAAGATCATCAAATATCAGCTTGCGACAGAGATCAACCACGGCACTCCTGAGGAGCCGGACATCGAGACGGTGCTCTCCGGTGTTACGATGCCTTACACAGATTCAAATTACGCCATCGCCCAGGCGGAGGCATGGCAGGGTGAAGTTACTGTGGAGGAGGTGCCGGAAACCGCGGAGGAAATTCGGGCGCGGCGGGACAAACTGCTGGCAGACACGGATTGGACGCAGACCCTTGACGCCCCCATCGACGCCGCCACGCGGGAGTCCATGCGTACATACCGGCAGGCCCTGCGGGATGTGCCACAGCAGGATGGCTTCCCTGCGGATATCCAGTGGCCGGAGCTGCCGGAGACCGTCAAGGCTGCGCCGGGCCCGGTGGATACAGCATTCGATGTGCTGATTGGAGGTGACGCTGATGCGTAAGGTCAGAGCATTGAAGATGCGCCGGGCGGCGCTGCTGTCGGCGCAGGGAGCCACGGATGCGCAGGCGCTTACCTTGCCCTCCCTGTATCCGGAGTGGGCCGCAGGTGTGGCTTATGGAGGCGAAGGGGAGCCGTGTATTGTCCGTCAGCCTGGGACCTCGCAGCTGTACCGGATCAATGAAAGAAAGGCCCACACGTCTCAGGCGGGATGGGAGCCGGCGTCCACGCCCTCTCTATGGACCGCCATCCAGGGCAGCGAGACCGGGACAAAAGACGACCCCATCCCGGCTGTGCGCGGGATGGAGTATGAGTACGGCCTATATTACAAGGACCCGGAGGACGGCAAGACGTACCTTTGCGCCCGCACCGGCGAGGCAGAGGGCGGCAAGGTGATCCTCCAATACCTGCCCCATGAGCTGATCGGGCAGTATTTTGAGGAGGTACCGGCATGAACACAGAAGTAATCTGCGCCTTGATCGCTGGGGCGGCTACCGTGCTGGCGGCCATTGCGGAGCGACGGAGCCGCCTGAGCGCCAAACGGGCGGAGGTCCGTGCCCAGCGCCGGGAGAAAGAGAGCAGATTGGCCATGGACCTGATGTACGCCAACTGCTCCCTGTCCCTGACCACCGCCAAGAAGCTGGCGGGGATGCACACCAACGGCGACGTGGAAGAGGCCATGGAGGCCGCTCGCAGCGCGCAGGAGGCGTATCAGGACTTCGCCCGGGACGAGGCGGCGCACCAGTTCAGCAAAGTTTAATACCGGCACCAGCCGGAAATTTGAAAGGAGTACATACCATGAAAAACCTGGAGGACATCCTGCATGATTACACCAGAGGGGACAAGCCCCTGGACGAGACCAACCAGGAGCTGAAGGAGCTGGATTGCGGACTCCAGCTTGACCCCGCCCGCAATCTCATCTCCGCTCAGGAGCTGGCGGAGACATGTGTGGGCGAGACCCCTGCTGAGGCCAACGGATGGGGGATTCTGGACCACGGTGTGGGTAGTCTGGAAAAGGTCCATGTGGTGAATGGCCGCACTGTGGACGTGGACATGGGACAGGAGGCCGCCTATGTGTACATTGGCGGTCACAAGTACCGCCTGCGGGGCGACGTGCTGACGGAGGAGGACTAAGATGGAGCTGCTGAAAAAGCGGGCAGCCAACCTGCTGGCAGTCAAGAGCATTGTGACGATTGTGCTCACATGCGTCTTTGCTTATCTGGCCGTCACCGGCCACGTGACCACAGATCAGTTCTTGACTGTGTTTACTGTGGTGATTGCCTTCTATTTCGGCACACAGGCGGAGAAGCGGAGCTCCCAGGCAGAGGGTATTGCTGATCTGCATGGTGGAGCGATTGTCCTGCCGGAGCAGGCAACGGCTCAAGGCGAAGAAAAGCAGGCATAATATGGAGCGGCAGGCGGGGCGACCCTGCCTGCCGCTGTCGATAAGGAGGCAATCTATGCAGTTTGCGGCAACCTACCCGCTGGCGCAGATCCGG